CTCGTCGTTACCGTCCACCCGCGCCTGGAGCTTCGCCGTCTCAAGCGGGAGCACGGCTGCCGCGACGAGCGGGGCGGCCGGGGTGATGGTCATCGCCACGTCCGCCCCGCCGCCCTACTTCTTCGCCGGGGCGGGTCTGGCCGCTGGCTGCGGCTTCGCCTCGGGCTCCACCACCGGCTCGGGTGCGCGCGCCACCCCCGCCGCCGATGTCTTCTCCTGCTCGCTCAACCGCGCCTCGCCGAGCAGGACGTTGCCCGGCCCCGTCGTCCCGCGCGGGTTCGCCTGGCCGATCAGCAGCTCGCCCGCGCGGCCCACGTCGACCGCCCGGTTGGTGCCCGGCGTCACCACCTCGACGCTGTTCGACCCGACCACGTCGATCGGCTTGTGGTCGTGGTCGAGCAGCTCGCCGTCGACGAGATACCCCGCCACGCCCCGCTTCACGAAATGCGCCTCGCTGTCCGCGCTGCGCCCTTCCACCTCCTGCCCCGCGGTGAACCGCTCGGGCGGATTGGACCGGGTGGAATAGTCCGACAGGAACTTGATCGCCATGCTCGCCTCCTCAGTTTACGGTTTCCTAACCCGCGATCTCGTCTACGCTCGTCGCGTCGTTCGCGGTCGCCGCGCCGTAACGCGGGTCGAGCCCGACCAGCGTGGCCGCGAGGAACGACGCCGCCGCGCCGACCGTCACCGTCAACCGCGCGAACCGGTAGGCCCCGTTCTTGTCGAGGTCCTCCTGCCGGAGGTTGACCACCGCCTGCTTGTTGTCGTCTCCGCTGGCCTTGGTCAGCTGCGTGATCGCCGACCCCGCCACGTCTTTTGCGCCCGCGCCCGTTCCGTCCTTGGCCTGCTCGATCTTGGCGTCGACCGTGCCGCCCGCGCCCATCGTCCCGACCGCGAGGATGGCCAGCAGCGCGAAGTGCCGCTGCATGTCCATCCACCCCGTCGTGATCGTGCCGGCTCCGGCCGACTGCGGATTGATGACGGCGAGCACGCCCGCGCGCGCCGATGGGTTCAGATTGCCGTTCATGAAATCGACCCTCCTTGGATCAGGCGCGCTCGGCGAGCGCGACGAAGTGGGACTTGGTGGTCACGCCGTTCGCGGGCGTGACCGGGTTGGACAGCACCGGCTGTCCGCCCGCGCGGAAGATCCAGCGGAACGCCCGGATGTTGTAGTCGAAGTAGAGGTGGATCGACTCGGCGAAGCTGACCCCGTTCTGCTTCCGGAACGCCTCGTATCCGTTCGGGTTGACGAACTGGATGTCGCCCACGTCGCCGATCGTCCGCGAATGCTCCGAGAAGATCACCGGCCGCCCGAGCAGCGTGCCGCCCGGCGCGACCTGATAATTCGGAAACCACACCGGGTCGCCCGCGTCCGTCTTCAGGTCCATTAGAGACACCATCGCGTCCGAGTTGATGATCCAGCTCGCCTGCGTCGGCATGATCATTCGGCTGAACATTCGCGCGATGTTCTGGCGCGTGATCGAATCCGCCGCCTGTCCGGGATCCTTGGCGACCGTGACCAGCGCGTTCGAGTTCATCCACCCCAGCGGCTTCTCGATCCCGTCGCCGTACATATAGGCGTCGGCCAGCTTCCACCGGATGGCCCCCGCGGCCTTGGTCGTCAGCAGCGTCGCCACGCGCGGGGCGTCCTCGAGCAGCTCCTCCGTGGCGAGAACGAACGCGTAGAGCTCGTTCAGCTTGGTCTCGCGCGGCGTCAGCGCCATCCGGCTCGGCTGCATCTGCTCGGCCTCCGACCGCCAAGCCGCGACGATGCCCGACGTCCCCCAGGGCGTCGTCTCGTCGCCCAGTCCGACGACCCGGTTCGACGAGGTCGGCGTGGCGTCGATCATGTCCACGATGGGGTCGATCGCGTCGGCATAGACCAGGTCGGTGATCTGCTGCCGGAACTCGGCCGGCACGAGATAGGAACCCGCCGCGTCCCCCGTTTCCATATGGACGTTCGCGGGAGCAGCCAGCCGGTCGTCGCGCCGGAACGCCTGCCCCGCCCCCGGATTGGCGAACCGCACCGCCTGCGCGAACTCGGACAGGGTCGCGAACCCGCCATTGTCCAGCGTCGCCGCCGCCTGAGCCGGAACTGTGATCAGGGCCGTACCCGTCCCGGGCTGCGCGCCGATCGCCCCCGCCGCTGCCATGGCGGCCTCGGCGCGGCCGATCTGCCCCGTCAGCCGCGTGAGCTTGGCCTTGTCCTCCGCATCGGCCGTCTCTTCCTCAGTCGTCAGGTCGCGATCCTCATCGATCGCCGTCTGCAAACGCTCTTGCTGCCGCTTCGCGACCGCACGCGCCTCGTTCTTCAGAACCGCAAGGTTCATGATCTAAGCTCCTGTCCTGTTGGTGGGCACGTGCGCCCCGCATCGGCGGCTCGCGCCGCCCGTCTCCCCGCCCGGGAAGTCCTGTTCAGATGGCCGACGCCATCTCCATCGCCGCCGCCTGCCGACGCATCAGCGTCAGCCTGGCGCGGCTCGATCCGTATTTCGCGACCACGTCGCGCAGCGTCGCGACCCCGTCGATCGCGCCGTTCGCCAGCGCGCGCGGCGCGGAGGAGGTCTTGCCCGTCCCGTGGACGCCCGCGACCGCGCCCGGCTTCATCGACCGGCCCCGCGCGATCGCCGCCGTGAACAGCGCGTTCGACTCGTCGACCCCGGCCTGGATCTCCGCCCGGTCCTCGTCCGACAACGCGGCGTACGGGTGCCCCGCGATCTTGTCGGGCGACGACGCGACCAGCGTCGTCCTGATCCCGATCTTCTCCTCGAAACCGGACATGTCGACATGTCCCGACCGCACCCCGACCGATCCGACCTCGCCGGACTTCGTGGCGTAGAATGCGGTCGCCTGTGTCGCGAGCCAGTACGCGGCCGAAAAACAGTACGGGTCCGCGACGGCCACCACCGGCTTTGCCGCGCGCGCCTCGAAGATCGCGTCGCCCGTTTCGGCGCAGCCCCAGACATATCCGCCCGGGCTCCGTATCGGCATGACGATCGCGCCCACCTTCGGGTCCGCCGCCGCCTCGCGCACGCGGTCGGCGATCACGTCGTAATACATCGACCCGCCTAAGCCGCGCGGAGCCAGCATGCCGGTGATCGGCAGGATCAACGTCGCACCCTCGCGCACCGGGTCCGCCGCTTTCGCGTCCGCCACGCCGACCCCGGCCAACCGCCGCACGGCGTCGGGCAGCATGGCTTCCAGCCGCCCGCGTTTCAGCATCGCGTCCAGGTAATCGGGGTGCATCGCCCACAGCGCGGTCGTGCCGAGCATATCCATCCCGATCACTCCACCTTGTCCTTGGGCGATGTTTCGCCGCCCGTCATCGTGTCCGCCGCCCGGTTGCTGTTCAGCGGCAGCTGAGGATCGTCCGCCCAGGCCGCGTCGACCCGTGGCATCCCGAACCATCCCGTCCTGAGCTCGTTGACGCTCGCGACCGACGCCGTCCGCGCCAGCACCGCGTTGCGCCACTGCGTCGCGCTGTCGCCGCGCAGCAGCCCGTCAAGGTTGAACTTCGCCCGCACCCCCTCCGCCGCCAGGTCGGGCGGCAGCAGCCGGATCGTGATTGCCTGTTCGATCCGCCTGACCCAGGGCCGCAGCGTATACTTCACGAACTCCAGTGCCTGCTGTTCCTGGCTGGCCGCGGTGCCGCCGTCCTCGCCGACCATCGACCGCGGGATGCGCCAGTATCGCGCCATCTCCAGCGTCCGCTGCTTGATCAGTTCGGCCAGCTGCGAGTCCACGTTCGTCGCGGAGATCGCCTGGTACTTCACGCCCTGCTCCAGGACCGGCGTCCCACCCCGCTTCCAGCGGTCGACGCCTTCCTTCAGCCGGTCCGCAGACTCCTGCGTCAGTTTGTGGTCGGTCGCGAGCACGCCCGAAGGCCGCCGGTCGTTCCGGAAGAACGATCGCCCGCCCATCTCGAGCGCGAGGTGGAAGTCGATCGATCCCTTCGCCATCCGCCACGGCACCAGCGGCTTCGCCGCCGCGTCACCCAGTCCCGTGAACCAGAACAGCTCCTGCGGCAGCAGCCGCCGTTGCCCGCGGCCCGATGCGTAATGCACGACCAAACTCCGCTCGCCCCATTCCGCGTTGACCTTGAGCGGATCGAGCGGCCACACTTCGACCCCGTCGATCGCCGCGACCGGCTCCGCGAAGGCTTCGTTGCGGAGCGCCGCTGCGAACGCCATCGAGGACCAGAACTCCGCGCCCGTCTGCAACCAGTTCGGCCGGTAGGCGAGCACGTTGGCGAGCGGGAAATCGTTGCGCCCGCCCGCGTCGTCCACGAAATCGAGCGGCAGGCTGCCCAGCGCCTCGGCGATCACCGACACGCAGTAGAACACCGCCGACACCCGCGCCGCCGTCTCGGCCGTGTTCGCCTCGACCGGCAGCGCGCCCATCGTCGCCCACGTCTCGTCGCCGAAGAACCGCCCGTCCATCACGTTCGAGGGTGCCGGCCGGGTGGCGAGCATCGGCGATCCCCGGCCCGACCCGCGACGATAATCGTCGGGCGACAAGGCGCGCGATCCCGAACCCATCATCACAACACCAACATCGCCCTCTCTTCATAGATGAAGCCCCCGGCGGCTTCGGGATTACGGGTCATAAGCATTACCGCGTTGAACATCGCCGCCAACGGATCGATCTTCGCGCCCGCCGACGTCTTCACGATCGCGACGGCGCTGGCGCCGCGCGGCTCCATCTTCGCGTTGCCGACGCACCACCGCATCAGCGCCGACCCGTCATGCCGCATCGTGCGCGCCGCGAGCTTCCGGGCGGAGCCCTTCACCGCGCTCGACAGCTTGTATCCCTGCCCAATCGAGGAGAACTGGGCATCGGCGAAATCTCGCCGCGCCAGCTCGTCCACGATCGCGGTCACACCGACCGGATCGAGCCCGATCGCATGCTCCTCCGGGAACAGCCCGGCGTCGCGGACCTTGACCAGCACATCCACGACACCGCGGATGTCCTCGGTCAATTCCTCTTCGGTTTCCTCACCATCGAGGTCGATCGCCGCGACGTCCGCCATTTCGCATCGGCTCAGCGATTTCTCGGCTACCAGCTCGTCGAGCTTGGTAACGATATCCTGCCGCCGCTTCCACACGATCGACCAAGCCCAAGCATGGCACCACACCAGCCAGCGTTTCGACCCCTTCTCCCGCCCGATCAGGCACAGCCCGAGAAGGTCGTCCAGTCCGCCCCCGTCGATGCCTGCGACGATCACCTCGCAACGCCGGATCAGTTCCGCCACCGTGATGGTGCGGTCGACCGCCCCGTCCCAGAACTCGGCCCCGGTCCATCGGTCCCGGCTTAGCCGGGTGCCGATCTCGACATTCAGGTGCTTCGCCAAGAAGACCTGCAATCCCTCGCCCGCGCCGCGCAACTCCTGCGCGAGCTCACTCTCCAGCCAGTCCACGTGGACCGACCGTCCGATGTTCGGGTTGGTGACGTAGAAGTTCGCCGGGTCGAGATAGGCATCCCGGTCCAGCATCGCGGGTGGGTATTCGTACAGGACGCCCAGGCTGGCCGGATCGTCGATCAGGCCGTCGCGGACGCCGCGGAAGTGGTCGAGCTGGTCCTTGAAGACGCCGCGTGGTTCCTCGTCGCTATGCGTCGTTAGGTAGACGACGAACCCCTCGCGCGCCGACGACAGCCCACCCGTCGCCTCGCGCAGCATCGCCTTCGCGGCCGGCCTCTTGCCGAACAGCCAAAGCTCGTCGACGAGGACGAAGCCCGCCTTTGTGCCGCTGACCACGTCCTTGTCCGCGGCCACGATCTTGAGCTCGGCCTCGGTCGTCCGGTGCTTGATCAGCCGCTGGTGGTCGACGACCTGAAGCAGCGCGTTCAGCTCCGGATCGTGACGGACCATGCCCGCAGCCGGATCGAAGCTGTTACCCGCCACCTCGATCGTCGGTGCCAGGATCAGCAGTTCCGCCTGGAAGCGCCAATTTCGGATCAAGGCCGTCACCATGATCCCGGCCGCGATCGTCGACTTCGAGTTTTTCTTGCTGATCAGCAGGAGGAACTTGCGGATCAGGCGACGAGCCTGGCGATGGTCGTAAGCGCCGAAGATGACGCGGACGAAGTCGAACACCCACTCCGCGCAGGCCTCGCCGAACGTCGGCTTGCCGGGCAGGTCGACGATGTGCAGCGACTTGAACACCGCCAACGCCGCTTCGGCCTCGTCCGGAAACAACGGACCGACTGGGATCAGCGAGCGCCGCGCGACGATCCGCTCCTGCCAGTCGAGGCACGCGGTCGACCAGCTCGTCGTCAATTAAGCAGGCCGGGCGGCTTCGGAGGGGCGAACTTCCCGATGATCTCGCCGGCCGCCGCCTGGGCGGCAGCTTTCTTGCCGAGCTTGGGTTGCGTCACCGGCCTGATGCCGCCCCGATCCGCGACGCGGTCGGCGAGCTCGGCCAGCGCCGCCTTGTCCATCCGCTTGAACAGCTCCTTCTCCGCCGACACGTTACCGCTCGCCGCCGCGTCGTTCAGCCGGGCGAGCTGCGCGATCTCCATCCGGATCCGCGCCGCCTGCCGCTTCGCGACCTCGGCAAAATAGTGTTTCCTCAGAGTCGGGACCGACACCCCGATCCCGACCGCCGCTTCCTTGACCGTTAGGCCCCTCGCGAAGGCGATAAGCACCTTGTTCGAGTTCGCGAGGGTCCAAGAATGCTCCGGCCTCCCACGTGCATCTTTGGTCGGCTGGATCAGGTCGCCGAACAAATCGCGTCCCAAATCCTCCACCATCGAGAAAAAAACCTCCGCATGAGAGGGACAGTGGTCTAGCCGCCCGCCACCTCCGTGACTTTTCACCCCCCCCCCACGGTCAGGCCAGCCCGCGCGCCTCCGCCCGTGCCTTCGCGCTATCGTGGCAGGGCTTGCACAGGCACTGAAGGTTGCCCTCGTCCCAGAACAGCCGCTCGTCCCCGCGATGCGGACGCCGGTGATCCGCCACCAGCTTCGACGTGTTCGCCTCGATCCGGCCGCAACCGGGCCACTGGCACGTGAACAGGTCCCGCACGAGCACGGACCAGCGCAGCTTCTGCCAACGCGCCGTCTTGTACCATCGGCGCCACGACTGCTCGTCACGCTGTCGGTCGAACGCCTGTCGATCGCTGGGCAGCGAGCCCAGCCTGGGCGGCAGCGACGCAAGCCTCGACGGCACGCTCTTCAATCGACCCACGCGGCACCGCCCGAAACGGCGACGGGCGGTGAAGGCCGAAGCCCGCACCGCCCGTCGAGGACACAAGGAGGAGTACCGATCGGGGCGACCATACGTCCCGCCCAGTGTGACGGGAAATAGCCTGAAAACACACGATAGGCGAACACCCAATATTTCACGGGGCGCAACTTTATCGGATTGACACGCTCGCCCGTGGATTTCCGCCATTCTCATGGACGCATATCGCGTTGATGGCGCGCCCATACCGCATGCGCAGCCCGTCCGCGCCCCGCACGACGCCCATCGGCGCCAACAACCGACGCCACGACACCTCGCGCGCACCCTTGGCCAGCAGCGTCACCACCAGCCCGACCAGCTTGCGATCGTCCGCGCCGAGCCGGTCGACCCACCCGAACGCCTCTTCCATCTCCGCGACCTCGATCCGCGTCAGCGACGCCGGACGGATCGCCACGTCGGAGCTGGTGCTGTCCCCGCCTCGCGCATCATAGTCACCGGGCGACACCTCGCGCAGCACGTCCGGCCAATGCGCGCGCAGCCGCTGCCATCCTCGCTCGCGGTCGGGATGCCGCCAACAGGTGATCATCGCCTCGATCAGCCGCTCCTGTACCTCGTCGAAGGTCAGGAACCGGGAGTTCCTTAGGTCACTCCCATCTGAAGGAGGATGAATGGGAGGATGATAACTATTAGGATCAGACACTTAGATATCCTTTGGGATGTTGGGAGCAGATTACGGGGTCATGCCGGGTGTGCGCGCCCGCGCCCGCACTAGGCGGAAGGGTCCGGATTTGGCTCCCAACCTCCCCCAAGCTCCCGCACCCGCAGGAACCCGCGCTTTCCGGCCATCGCCATTCCTCCCGCGACCGGGAGGGCGGGAGGATCACAGTGGCATGTCATCATCGTCCCCTTCTCTCGACGAGGGGTGCGGGGAGGCCGAGTGCGAGCGTGGAGCTGGCAGTTCGGCCGTCACCGCCCGGCCTTCCCCGTCGACGAACTCGTGCGGCTCGAACCGGGCGAACACGTCGTCCCACAGCATCGAACTCGACTTGCGGATCGTGAAACCCTTGCGCTGCATCTGCGCGTTCAGGTATTTCGGCGACCACGGTTTGCCCGTCGCGGGAAGCTGGTTCGCCCAGGTCTGCCAGGCCGCGAACAGCTTGTGGAGCGCGCTCGCGCCCATCGTCACCCCGGGCGCGCGCTGGATGCACAGCGCCAGGAACTGGCCGAGCAGGTCGTTCTCCTGCTGATATTCGCGCGTCGCCTCCCGGATCGCCTCGGGCTCGGGCAACCCCGTCGTAAGGTAGAGGATCGCGCCCCGGACCAGCCGGTTGAGGATTCCCGACCCTTCCGCCTTGAGCTTGCCCGTCAGCTGCGGGTCCTGCTTGGCGTCGGGAATGATGACGTCCCACGGTACCAGCTGCATGCGCCGCTGGATCCCGTGGTCGGTCCCGATCTTGGGTCGGTTGTTCGCCGACACGGTGACCTTGAACGTCACCGCCATCTCGAACGGCGGCTTGAGCAGCTCGCGCACCGGGATCGGCTCCGACCCCGTCATCGCCTTGATCAGTCCGTCGGAGAACTTCGACCCTTCCTCGGGCTCGGACGCGCGCACCATTCGTCGCCCCGCGAGCGCCGCGAGGTCGGGTGTCGCATCCGACCCTTTCCGATATTTGCCTTGGTCGATGAACGTCTCGATCCCGCAGACCCGCGCGTAATCGCCCAGGATGTGCGCCTTCACGTCGACATCGACCGACTTGCCGTTCGCGCCCTGACCATAGTTCAGGACCATCTTCTGCGCGTTGGCCAGCCCGAGCAGGTTGTACCCGCCCCAGCAGTCGAGAAACGCCTGCATGTCGGCCTTCGGCTGCACCTCGCCAAGAAACGCTTCGTAGCGAGGGCAGGTCGCGGCCGGGTCGAAGGCGACCGCGGCGATCTTGGTGATCCGGTCCCGCCGGCGCGCCGGCCGCAGCTCGGCCGACGCCGCGCGATCGCCGCCCGGCCGAGCGAACACGAGCGTCCCGTTGGCGACGTTGAGCAGCATCGGATCCGTGTCGAACTCGTCGGGGCGCGCCGCCAGCCTCGCCTCGGCCATCTTGGGCGTGCACGCGATATGTCCGGCACCCTCCGATGTGCGCCCCCAGCTCGCGATCGTCGTCGAGAAGCGCACCGGCTCCTTGCCCCGGTATTTCGCGATATATTCGAGCCCGTCGTCGCGCTCGTCGGGAACCTCGAGCAGCGGAGCCTCGCCCCGTTTCCAGCCGCTCGCCTTGACGAACGCCGCCTCGTCCTGGATCGCGCGCATCGTATCCTGCACCGCGCGCCCGAGCAGCGGCACCGCCATGTCGCGGTTCCACCGCTGCCCGTCCCAGGCCAGCCACCCCCATTGCTCGACGAACAGGAAATCGCGGCCATATCGCCGCAGGAAGCGCTGGAGGTTGCCGAGGTCGGTGTGGGGCAGGAACGCGCATTCCCGCGTCAGCCTGTCCTCCCCGTCTCCCACGCCCCCGTTTCGGCCGACATCCCGCCGCTCGCCTCCCGACTGGGAGCTTGGCTCGCCATCATCACCTGAGGCGGGGCGCGGGGCCGAAGGTCGGGAGGATGCGCCGCCCCGCGACGCCCGTCCCTCGGCACGCGAACGTGCGGCGGCCGCGATCTCGCCGAGATCGCGAGGGCTGTTCGATCCGGCGGTCCAGCCCGAGGCGATCGTCGCGAGCAGCTGTCCTTCGTCGTCGCGGCCCGGGTTCGCGCGCGCGGCCGCCTCGACGCTCGACCGCGCGATCCCCTCGTCGAGCGCCCCGGCTGCGACCAGGCTCGCGACCTTGAGCGCGGCGGTGTTCAGTGCCGCGTTGCGCGATCCCGACGTCGCCTCGCGCACCGTACGGCATTCGCCGTCGAGCGCGGCCAGCGCGTATTTGCGCACCGCCTCGTCGACGATCGTCTCGGCCGAGGGCGCGCGGGCGCGCGCGACCGACCCGACGGGTTTCGCCACCCGCGCCTTGGGCGCGCGCAGGATCGCGATCAGCTCGGCCGGCGCGTCCGCGAACGCGGCGTCGTCGCGCCAGTCGCCCCGGTCGAGCCACCGGTACCGCGCACCCGTCTCCGCCATCATTGACGGCGGCGCGATCACATACCCCCCCAACCCGCGAACATCGACATGCGCCGGCAAATTGCCCCGGTTGCGGATCGGCTCGCCCTCGGGCTGTCGAAAATAGACGTGCACACCGTCCGACTGGGTGATCGCGGTCACCGATTTGGGGAGCGCGACTCCCATCTGCTCCTCGAGCTCGCCCTTGAGCCGATCGAGCGTCCACACCTCTCCGCTCTCCGGGTCGACCCGCGGGTCGAAGTCGAGCACGAAGCACCCGTTCGCCCCGGTCGGCACCCCGATCATCGCGGTCGGGTGCTTGCGCCACCATTCCCGGATACGATCCTCGTCGACCGTGGCCTTGCTGATCCAACCCGAGCCCTTGATCTCTTTGCCGTCGACATCCTTTTCGCGCGCGAGCAGCGGCCGCTTGTTGACCGGACTGCACGGGAACACCGACCAACCGCGGCGCGCATAATCGAACGCCGCCCGGCACATGGCGGACGGAAGGGCGGCAACGGACACGATTTACGGTTCCCCTAGACGGGCGCGATCAAACGCCCCGAACGATCGATCGTCAGGCGAGCGCGTCGCGCAGCCGCGCGAGCTTGGCCTCGGCCACGTCGCGCTCGGCCTCGGCAACCTGCGCACGCTTGCTGAGCTCGACAGCGAGATCGTCGTTGCCGATCATGCGGGTGAGCCACTGGTCGAGGCTCCCGCCATCATCGATCCAGGCGCGCTGCAACGGCGACAGCGTTGCCGGATCGATCGCGCCCTCGATCGCGGCTTCGGTCGGCAGGGTGGCCTCGGGCGCTACCGGACGGGCGATCGAGAGTATGCCGTGTTCGACCAGATCGAGCGCAGCTCGGCCGAGCGAAATGTCGTTCGCATCGGCGCGGCCTTCGATGGCGCGGCGCACGTCGCCTTCGGCGACGAAGCTGATCTGACGACGGTCGGGGGCGGCCATGATGGGAGGTTCCTCTTTAGGGATCGGTGGCGAAGCAGGTGACGGAGGCGGGACGGGAACCGGTCGCGGGCGCGGATCGAAGGCGCGCGGCGTCCCCTGACCAGGTACCCGGCGCCGACCGTCGCGGCAGAAGGCGCACCAACCGCCGACCAGGCGCGGGGTGTCGTCGCCGCAGTTCTCGCACTCGCCAGGCGCCCCGACCGGGATCGGCACGACCGCGCGTTGCAGCGCGCGCGCCAGGTGCTCGCCCTCGATCTCGCTCGCCATATCCACGGCATCAGCCATCAGACCGGGAACCCGTCGTGCGTTCGACCGTCGAGATGGCGGCCGGCGACCTTCTTGCCGTAGGACCGCACTTCACCGTGTTGCTGGCCGGACGGGGAGATCGACCAGCCGTTTACGTAGAGAATGGCCCCCTCGGTTCGACCTAAGGAAGCACCACGAGATTCCCGCTCCGGCCCCCATTCGCCCCATTGTTTGAACAGGAAGGGCACGCCCGCGCCCGCGCATTGATCCCGTAGCGACCTCGCCCAATCCGGGTGCATCGGCCGAGCGCCGGGGCCGCTCTCGCCGCCGACGATGACCCAGTCGATATGGCCGCGACCGAACGGCTCCTCGCGCCAAAGCGCGGACCAGCCGCTAGCGCCAGCATCGCGCGCGCCGCATGGCATACTGGTCAGGTTCACCGGCCCGAGCAGCGGCTCCATCGACAGGAACCGCACCCGCGCGGGCGTCGTGAGCAGCTTGGGAATGTCCCGGTCCGCCTCCGCTTGATTCACGATCGTCGCGCCAAGCCAGACGTTATGCGGCATTCCGCCCACGACCATCCCGGCGACGTTGCCGATGCGTTTCGTCAGTAGTAGCCAGTCGAGGTCAGGCGTTGCGCGGATCAGATCAAACAGGTCCGCGCGCCACGCCGGATCGACCGCGTTGTCGAACACGTCGGCGAGCGAGGCGCAGAACACGCGCTGGCGTCGACCATGATCGGGGAGGAAGCGACGTGCGTCAGCCTGCCATGCAAGCGGCTTGCGCCAGTTCGCGGGCGAGGTCCGCCGACGCAACGCGCCCGGTCCCCAGTTCGGCGCCGTGCCGCGCAGGGGCGAGTCCTTGGGGACAAAGCGTGCGTTCCGCGTCTCGGCATAGCAGTGATCGCACCCGGGGCCGACCTTCTGGCAACCCTCCCACGGATTGAAGGTGTGATCGGTCCACTCGATCGCGCTGTTCTCAGCCATCCGCTCAGACCTTCATCGGCATGAGAACGAACAGCGCGGGGCTATCCTCCCCGTCGCGCCACAGCGTCGGCGCGGCGGAGTCCACGAACCACGCCGTCATCGTATCGGCCGTGCCCTGCGCGAGCGCATCGAGCAGGTACCGGGCGTTGAACCCGACCGCGACCGGCTCGCCCGAATAGTCGCACGGCACTTCCTCGCTCGCGGTCCCGGTCTCGGGCGAGACGACCGACAGCGTCAGCATGCCCGTCGACAGCGCGAGCTTCACCACGCGCGTCCTGTCGCTCGACACCGTCGCGACCCGGTCGGTCGCCTCGATCAGCGCCGCGCGGTCGAACACCAGTTTCTTGTCGTTCCCGACCGGGATCACGCGCGTATAATCGGGAAACGTCCCGTCGATCGTCTTGCAGGTCAGCACCGTCTCGCCGAGCTCGAACCGCAGCCGCGCCCGCGATACCGCCACGGAGACCACACCATCGAACCGGTCGAGCAGCCCGCCCAGCACCTTGGCCGCCTTGCGGGGCAGGATCACGTCGGGCATGCCGCTCGCGCCATTGGGGGGGTCGAGCACCATCCTGGCTAGCCGGTGCCCGTCGGTCGCCGCGACCCGGACCTCCGCATCGACGATGTGAACGACCAGCCCGTTCAGATAGAACCGCGTCTCGTCGGTCGAGATCGCGTGCCGGACCCGTCCGATCACCCCGCCCAGCGTCACCGCAGCGATCTCGAACTCCGCATCCCAGTCCGCTCGAGGGAACGCCGGCCAGTCGTCGACCGGCAGGGTCGGCAAGGTGAACCGCGACCGACCCGCCGACACCGTCAGCTTGCCCGACTCGGTAGCGATCCGCGCGGTCGCGGCGTCGGGCAGCTTGCCCGCGATCGCCGCCAGGATCGCGCCGGGCACTGTTGTCGACCAGCTCAACGCGGCCCCGAGGTCGACGTCGACTCCGACCGACCGTTCGATCGCCAGGTCGAGGTCCGTACCCGCGATCGTCAACCGTCGGTCCGCGACCGACAGCAGGACATTGGCCAGGATCGGCACCGTGTTGCGCGCTTCGACCACGCCCACGACATCGCGCAACGCACCGCGCAGCAGCTTCACATCGACCTCAATCGACCCGGTCATTCCCGCCTGCGGGTCAGCTCGGTTCGTCATGACCCGATCATCCCCGTTTTGTGTCCCGTTTCGACGATCACGACCTGACGCAGCGTCGGAGCCTTGGCCGCGTGCACCCGGATCAGTCCCTCTCGCCGCAGCACCGCCAAAGCAGGCGCCACCGCGTCGGATGCGACCCGCGCGCGCTCGGCCAGCTGCCGGTCGGTCGGGCACGGTCGCCCGAACCGCGCCGCACGCGACAGGACCGGCAGGATCATCTCGGCCACGCCCGAACTCTCGCCGCGTTCGTCCCGCAGCGGGCGCGGGGCCGTCGCCGGCCGCCGCGCCGCGTCGGTCCAGGCCCGGCTCGATCGCTCGGCGATGTAGGTAAAGCCGCCCCCATCGCGGACGCGGCGCTGCTTCAGGTGGACGAACCCCGCCTCGGCCAGCCGCCGCGCCTCGGCCGCGCCGGGCGCGCCGAGCGGCAGGAACATCCGCGTCGCATAGGCGAACTGGTCACCCGCCCGTGCCGTCTTCGCCCACTCACGAACCCGGTCCGCCGACGCGACGACGCTGGCGACTTCCCCGGCAAGCGCCGTCACGCGGCACCCCCGATCGGCGGGACGGGCGAAAGGGGAACACCCGCCCCGCCTGCATGCGCCCCCCAGGGGGGGCAGACGCGCATGGTCTCGTGAAAGGATCGGCGCAGGATCACGCGGCCAGCTGCTCGCCCGGGCGGCGCGCCGCTCGCTCGGCCCCGCGCCGGACGATCCGCGCGCGCGGCCGCTCGAACCACCCACCCTCGGCGGCGCGCCACCAGTCGCCGCAGGTGACAGCGTAATCGGTCAGCCGCGTGATCGCGAACCCCATCTCGCCGCCCGGGACGATCTCGCCCGCGACCATCCGCTCGACGTTCCCCGGCCGAGCGTCGAGCGCGGCCTCGATCCGCGCCGCCTCGCCGTCCGCACCCACCGCTTCGCCCAGATGCCAGGCCAGCCGCCGCGCGCCTTCGTTGGGCACGCGCGCTTTCAGGTGCATCATCATTCGCCTCCCTCGATTTTGGCCAGCGCGGCGTCCATCGCCACCGCGCCCTCGATCAGGTCGCGGACCTCCCCGCGGATGCGCTTCGCCTCGCCCGCGCAGACCTTCCCGTCGGCCAGCGCCTCGCACACCGCTCGGGCGATCTCTCCGTTCTCGCGCGCCAGTCGCGCCAGCAGGTGGAGCAGCGCGGACCCGTCCGGCATCGCCTCGGGCAGCTTGACGAGCGCGAACCCGTCCGCCGCGGCGAGCGCGCGCGTGATCTGCGGCCAGCCTTCGCGACCGGCCGCCAGCGGCTGGAGGTCCGCGACGACGTCGATCGCGACGAAGCTGTCCGGCCGGTTCGCCGAGCCGTTGTCCGACAGGACGGACTTCCCCACCCGGCAGTACCCGGCCGCGGCCTCGACCCCGCCCACGCCCTTGATCATCTCGGCGGTCGCCCGCTTGAGCGCGATCTTCTCGGGCGTCACGCCGACACCTCGGCGGAAACTTGCGGCGAGGTTCCGGATGACGCGGCCGCGCGGACCGGCGACACCGGCAACGTCACCCCATGCCGGAGCGCGATCGCCTCAATGTCGACAGTCAGCCCCTCGTCGTCTCGGATGCGCCGGAGATGATCCAAGCGCGAGGTCGGGATGCCGTTACGTCGCCAGTTGTGCACCGTCGACACACCGGTCAGCATGTGACCGGCAACGATAGTGGTGCCGCCGAATGCGTCGATCAGGTCGTTGGTAAAACAGTCCATACGCCGCTAGGTGCCATTCTGGCATTTCCAGCGCAAGAAGTTTCTTGCCGCATTGGCATTTGCCATAACGGCACGGAGACGGTTGATGCGCTCGCGATGGTCGACCTCGAAGATATCAAGGCACGGATGCGTGCACGGGGCGTCAACCAAGCTGATCTGGCGAACCTTCTCGGCCTCGATCCGACCGCTGTTTCCAAGCGGCTGACCGGCAAGCGCGAGTTCAAGCACGCCGAGATCGTCAAGCTCGACGCTTGGTTGGGAACGCCCGAGGTTCCGATCACCGGAAGTGAGGGCGTCCGACTCGTCCCGATCATCGGGCAAGTCGCCGCCGGTCGCTGGCGAGAAGCGATCCAGCAGCCGCTCGGACACATTCCGGTGGCCGCGTCATCGACCTCGACCACCGCGATCGCGCTGCGCGTTCAGGGTGACTCGATGGATTTGGAAATAGCCGACGGCGGGGTCGTCATTGTTGACCCTGACGACAAGGGCCTGTTCCCTGGCCGATTATATGTTGTGCTCAACAGCGACGGCGAGACGACGTTCAAGCAGTTCGAGGTTAACCCGGCGCGGTTCGTTCCTCGGTCGACCAACCCGGCTCACAAGGTCGTCATGATCGGCGAAGGCGAGGGGTTCACCGTGGTTGGTCGCGTGACCGCCCTTTCGCGCGCTCGATAGCTCGCGCAGCTTCGAAGTCCATCCATTCGCCAATCCGCTCAATGCTGCCCGGGACCGTGACGAAGAAGCAACCGCACTCGTCGAACGACCCGAGCCCATTTTCGATCAGGTCTTGCGTCACCTCACCCGTCGTCGCCCGCCACGGGCCCACCGGTCGATCGAAACAACGCGCCCGGTACCATACCTTGAACATGTAACTCACCGGACAACGACTCTCTCTAGGATGCTCTGCGCTGGAACAGAAGGTGAACCTAGATGAGCAGAATAGGAAAGTGCCATTTTGGCATTGACGGAGAGATTGCCATAATGGCATGTTACTGGCTCGCGGACGATCGGTCCGCCGGAGCCGGCCATGACCATCACGCTTTCATCAGCTACCCTGAACGCCGATGCTGACGCTTTCGCTTTTGCTCGCCTCGGCGGAACCCTCGCCGACCTGCCGGGTGGTCGATGGGGACACGATCCGGTGCGGGTCGAACCTGATCCGGCTGCTCGGGATCGACGCGCCGGAGATGGGGGGACGGTGCCGCCGCGGTCGTCGCTGCGCCCCGGGGGACCCGATCGCCTCCAAGGCGAGCCTCGCGCGGGCAATGCGGCTCGGCCCGATCCGGATCATCCCCGTGACCCGCGATCGGTACCGGCGCACCGTCGCGCTGGTGTCGGCTGGGGGCGTCGACCTGTCCTGCTGGCAACTGCGTCGCGGGCAAGCGATCTACAAACCCACATGGGACGACGGCGCCCGCGTTCGGACGACGTGCCTCTGGCCGGGGCGCCCCGCCCGGAACTGAAGTCCGGCCAAGCCCACGCCCGCATTAGCGTCGCCATCGGCACGCTCGTTTGGTTTGGCGGTCTCATCATCCTGGTCCGACTGGCTGTCGGATTGTGACCGACCTTCCCGATACGCACCGATCCGCGCTGGGCTGGCTCGCCGCGCGCGGCGGCGAAGGCGTGATCGACCGGCACGGCCGCATCGTCGCGCAAGGCGAGTTCTATCGTTCGGTCGAGAGTGCGAGCGTCTGGCTCCGCCTCGTCACCACCGGCCATGTCGAAGCAGCGGGCCGTGGCCGTCTCCGCCTCACGCCGGACGGCTGCGTGATCGGTAACCGCCAACCGCGCCATCGCGATCGTTCGTCCGTCCCGCACGGCCGGCGCATGGTCGACGACAACCCGGACGATTTCGCGTGACCGTCGACGAGTTGCAGCAGCGCGATCGGCGGATCGAGACGCTGGAAGCCCTTGGACGCGCCCGCACCCGTGAGCAGGATCACGAGCTCGGCCAGCTCTGGAACCGCCGCGACCTGCACTGGCGTCGCTTGCCCGAACGCATCGCCGCCCACCGCGCCCGCGCCGCCGCACTCGAAGCCTATGCCGCCCAGGCAGGCTTCGCCTTCTCCTGACCTCGGAGGAACGATGTCTCACACCCCATCCGACGACCCCACCAGCCTTGTCGATGTAACAACCATGCTTCTTGCTGCCGCGTCCGCAGCAACGGCCGGAGCACTCGACCTGCTTGAGGCGGCTCGCGACCATGAACCTTCGGGCGATGATCTGCGAGCTTTGGAAGTCCCCGAGAAGTTGGCCGACGCGCTCAAGATGACGCTCGAAACGTCCCTCGACAGCTATCCGGCAGGCGAGGAGCGCGAGATGGCTGGCCAGATGCTCGCCGCCTGTACCCGCTTTCTGGGTAACTGGGCGTGA